GATCCCATTCCGCACATTGATATTTTTTCAATATCTGCATTTTCTTTTATTTTATTGAAATAAAATTCATAGCCTTTGTCATTAGGGACTTTTTCTTTCTTGAAAACAGTATCAGTCCAGCAAAATTTACCTTTTGGATCTATGTCTTTCTTATCAAAACCAAAATATTTAATCAACATTTCATTGATTGGAATATCAAGGCAGGCATTTGTCAACTCTGGATTCAGTTTTGTATTTATAGAGCACGCTCGTTTGCCATGCTCCAATATAACATGGAGACACTCGTGGCAAATAATGAAGTTTTTCTTTTCTTGTGAAAGTTTATTCCAGAATTTCTTATTTATAAGGAAGTCGATGCATTGATTGTCTTTATTGAAGACTACGCATGCAGTCGGTACATTTTTGGCGTTTGTATAAGATGGGCGAACCAGATCCCAAAATTTATAGAAAACTCCATGGTGCTTGATAATATCTCTGGATATTTCGGAAAATTCAGAATAGTCAAGAGCTTGATAAAAATCTTTCATCTACATTAAAAGATATAGTTTTTTTATGCATTGGTCAAATGTTTTTTGTATAATTACTCTGGAACGCAAACTGCGCATGTTATACTATCTTCATAATTTGGACCGCAATTGAGATTATATAAGCCTCCGGTTTTCTTATAACCTTGAGGGCAAGAAGAAAATGCCCCAGGAGTTGTGTATACGTCACCGTTATTAGACTGAAAAGTGGAGCAATCGCACGGCTAAGGCGTGGGAGTTGGCGTAGGAGTCGGCGTAATACATTTGCATTGATCACAGTCGAATTCTCCAAATACAGCTGGACTATTTGGATAATAAAATGAAGCCGGTCTATCTAAATATGAGCAGTCAACTAGATCGTCGGTTGGTTTACCTGTGCAGTTTCTTTTGTCGCAAGGTGTAGGAGTTGGAGTAGGAGTAGGAGTAGGAGTAGGAGTAGGCGTTGGTCCATCTGGAGTTGGTTCCGGACCCGCTCCGGCTTGCGAAACAGTATATACAAAAAATTCTTTTTTTACTGCTTCTCCTGCGCTTTCCCAAAATCCATTATTGGTGCCGCCATTCGCTACAAATTGCATTTTATTTGCGAACAGTATGTGTTGTCCTTCTTGCGGAATATAATTTAATGTATAATCTTGCTCTCTAACTATCATTTTCATATTTAGCAATGATCCATTCACTACTATTGGATAAGTTGTGGCAATTAGAGGTCCCTGCGACAATGGAGCTGTATCCTCTGTAATAAAAGGAAGAAACGGATCGAATTCTCCATTTATTATATTGTAAACAAAATCATAGCCTTCATTCGAAAAATGATCCATACGGGCGTTACTAGGGACGTAGGATTTAGCCAATTGAATATAATCGTATAATGTTTGACCCCTACTTGGTAGAAGTTCTTTTTCTGGAGCAACATAAACGAAACTTTTGGGTTTTGGATAGGAATAAATATAATCTTTCTTTCCGCTTCCAAATTTCGAACTATTATAATTGTATATATTTGTTCCGTTTATCCTTAATTCATAATTTCCAAAATAAGAAGCCTGCAATCTCGAATCATTTGTTTGAGGATTTATATATCTATTTTTTATTCCAAAAGAGACGAATCCATTTTTTTTCAAAGTGAAAGAATAGCTGTCCTCTCCGCCATCTAATAATATATTCACTGGGCCGCACATTTCCTCGTTTAGCTTTGAATTGTCATTAAGCTGCCCGCATTTTGAGCCAATAGGAATATTTGCTCCGTCATAAAAGCTAGTAGTTTCCGCGAGATATGGATAAATTTTTGGCGCCAACATATTAATTGAAGGTTCGGTGGCAACGCAACTTACAGTGTATTTTCCGGCTTCTAAAAACAAAGCGATTCCATCCATGTCTTCTTCTGCTGGATTTTCAAATTGATTTTGCCTTGGTCCTATTATGTTTTTTGTACCAGTTAAATTTCCACTATAAACTGGTCCATTAAATTCATTATTATTAACCAGCGTAAAGTTAGAATAAGTTGGTCTTTTAAGCTTCATTACCCAAGCTCCATCGTAAAGTTTTTGTCTGGATTCTGAAAACGGCAATGGCTTTGTTGAAAATGTTAATTTGTTTTTTAAAGTTTGAACGCTTGAATTTGCCCATCTTTCATTGGATGGATTTGTCATACCCATGAATCCGAACTGTGCGCCTGGTAGCCCAAGCATCTCCCCAATGAACTTCATTGTTGTGTTTCTTACGTTTATCGCTCTGGGGGCGGGCTCATTTGAGAAAATAAACGCTATTCTTCTATTTTTCAAACAGGCACTGCTGAATCCTCCATTGAGCGCCTTTATTCTATTGTAGAAGAGAGTAAAATTATTTCCTGAAAAATTTCCATCAGGTAAAGCGGAATATATTATATAATATTGATTAGGTGGTACTTGTGAAATTACCTGATTGGCGCTAACAACCTGCACATTTATATTAAATCCAGCAAATTTTGCTTCTATATATTTTTTAATGTTTGTGGTTCCAAATGTACCGTCTCCGGTTCGAATTTCCCCACTTACGTTCAATGCCGGATTAGGCATTATTTTTGTCAAAATATTAAAATAAGAATTTTTTAAAGTAATTCCATCGGGAGATTGAAATATTGTTATATTTAGCATATAGAAAAATAAATTAAAAACCAGTTGAAATTAAATCATGAAAAGACCATTCTTCAACTGAAAAATCTGAGTTTAAATTGCCTTTTATTGTATATCCCACTGAGGCTTCAAAAAAGATTACTTCCATATCTACCTCTTCGGCGGATAAAAATAGGGCATTGAATTCGCCACTTCCAAGAGTATTTTCTGTAGCCGTTCCAATTTTAAAATATGATCCATCGTCGTTATCCGATGTGGATTCTATTAAAAAAGTAATAATTTTACCGAAAATATTGAGATTGAATTGTGTTCCGTCTTGCGCGGTAAATAAATTATTCAAATCGCTAGCCTGAAATGTTCCAGTGTTGAAGGCGGCTATAGTGCCATCTGTATTAAGTGGTCTAGTATTTCCAACTTGAAAACTTGAAGCACTCACAGAATAACAAGTTGAAGCTTCTTTATCTATATTTATTGATAAAGTATTAGCGCAAGTTCCGCCCGAGCTTATTAAAATAATAGTTGACGCAAGTTCGTCTACTGTTAAAATTTTTCCAGATATTAATTCGTTTTTCGTGGCAGTATTCGGGACAACTGCACCAACATCCGAAGATATTAAAAAATTTGTACCTAAATTCTCTCCGATGCTGCCAGATTCAGATCTGACCATTATTTCAACTGTATTTGGCATAGTAATTAATTACTACACTATTACTGATGATTTTGAAGTTTTTTTAAAAAAATATTACAATTACATGAATAGAATAACGGCAGCTATTCGCAGCTGTAATATTCAGTTTGCAATTTCAAGCCAGCCGTGCAATTTTTATCCGTAAAACTATTGTCTTTAAATAAAACTTTATTAGTGGGCTGTATTGTCAATCTGTCATTATCTAATTTTATAAATTTAAATTCTTTTGATTGATCTGGAGAATTTGAGAAACCGTCTTCTATTGGGGCAACTGTAAATAAATACTCGCCGCCAACTATGTTTTCCCTTATTTTGCACGAACAGCTTAAACCTTTCAAGTAAGTATACTCCACACTGGTCCAATTATACCCATAGCAGTCCCATAATTGAGAATCTTCTATCTTCCAAGTTTTTTGCTTTGGATTTTCCGAAAAAGAAACTGCATGAGGGGGAACGGATCTGTAAACTGCGCCGTTCTCGAACATAACATTTAAACCCCAAGCCCTTCCAGGAAAGCTAACTAAGCCAAACCATACTGCTCTAACAAACCCAACAGGGTCTTTATGGGTAAAATTAGAATCAACCCAAATATATTGATGTTTTGGTATTGATCCGATTAGAGTATTCATTGTTCTACCTCAAAATCATCAACTTTGCTGGTGAAATCATGCCGATTTTCAACAATTAAATTAAATAAATTTAAAATTTCTTTTTCAAATTCAAGCTGCTTATGATCTTCCAACTTGGAAACCATAAAATCTATGATTGATACGCACATTCCTGCCACAATCGCCGGATCTAAACTTGCGGTATTAATTTGTCGGCAGGCTGGCATCTGTTCGTCAACTATACCAACTTCAAAAACTGGTAAAAATGAAATTTTGCTCAAAATATTTTAAAATCTCTGACGCTCGGTTGTTTACATCACTTTAACATCAATGTCTAAAGTTTCTGGCTGAGCCAATGGGACAACAACCTTCAACAGACCATCGATATAAGATGATGAGATTTTCTTTTTTTGTACTTTTTCACCAAGAGAAAAAGAGAGTTTGCCTTTTCTTTGGCTAATCCCTTTGCGAAGATATGAATTTTTACTATCTTCCAATTCGGGGTTCTTAACTTCAATATTGAGAAGAGTGTCTTTTACTTTTACATCAATATTATTCTTTCCAACTCCGGCGAGTGCAACTTCTATTTCGTAAAGTTTTTCTTCGCCTTTTTCGTTTTTAACCAATTTGATATTATATGGGTAAACCGCATTTGGAACATCCAAAGCCTTATCCCAATTATCAATTGCGTTTGCAAGCCAATTATCATTGAACAGATCGGGCAATCGGCTTAAAACCCTCTCTGTGGACGAATAATGTCCAGGTACTAATGTATTTGTCATATTTTATATCTCCTTTATTAAGCGAGTTTAATATTATTTTTGTTGTTTGTTTATTTCTAACCTCTTTGAGCGTCAGAGATTTAAATTAATATACGTTTCAACTTAGAATTTTATAACCAAAAAACAAATAGATTAATAAAATAAAAAAAGAAATAGCGGCGACTTTAATTTTTAGTTTTAGGCCCATCTTTTTTAGACTTCCACTTTATTTGATCAAAGTTTTCGTAAAACTTATTGCTGATATTTCTTGGCTTATCACCTTTACCAGCATCGCTTTTTTGTTTGAAAATTGAATCGTTTTTATCAGACATATTTTTTTAATTTATTATATGTTTTGAGCAGTCTTTTGAAGCCCTTGCTGGACGCAACTCCCCCTATTACCCAGTCATCTCTGTCTGTCTGTTCGCTTACCCACTTTTCAATAAGCTTTACCGCTTCTACGACTTCAGTTGGTGGAGTTTTTGGATCAGTTTTTGTTTTAATATTTTCTTGATTTGTAATTCTCATATTATATTTATTTTTAACAACGTCAAGAAATAAAAATTACCAGACCCATCCAGCTTTAGGGACAAACAAATTTCCACCTTGATGTTGTTTCCATTGTTTTACTGGTGTTACTAAGTCTTTATCGAGCCTTTGGGAAGCAAATCTTAAAATTCTTAAATTTGGCCAAGCCATAGGTCTAACTTGGAGAACTTCGTCAAGTGCTTCTACCGGAGTTTTACCCTGTAATACCCAGGAGATTATTCCTACTGCTGTTGATCTAGACACGCCAGCAAAGCAATTAATCCCAAGATTATAAATAATGCTGGAATCAACCAGCGGTTCGATAAAAGAAATAATATTATTGACATGTTGTTCTCTTGGCCCCTTTTCTTCTATGTTTTTTTGGATATACGGCTCGCTGTCTTCATCAGACCAATCATAAAAATATTGTGCAAAATGTTTAATATTTCTTTTGCATAAATTACCTCTCATCATTCTGATTTTATTCTCGTCCTCTTCATCGACTGTAGAAATCCAAGCATTTTGCTTGACTTCCTTGAAGGAAATAGACACGGCATCGGAAAGATCCGTTATCGTAACGCTATTTATCATTAAATTTATTTAAAAACTGCTTTAAATCCCAAGAGAAAACTCCGTGATCTCCATCATCAAGTATTGGGCAAGTTTTTCCTCTCATGAAATTATCCCATTCATTAACTAGTTCCCTCGGTATATTAATAAGGATTTCGCTTTCCTTAATCTCGTTTGCTTCCAGGGATTTTTGATTTAAAATGTTGATCCAGTTCCGCATTTTATTAAAGATAGTGCCTTTTCAGTATTTTTAACGATTTGTTTATATTCTTCTAGTTTATTAGTGAGAAAATCTTTCCCAACGATTACCGGCTTTCCATGATCTGTTACAATCAATTTACAGTCAAGTCCAGTGTTGACAATATAGCCATATCCATCCATCTCCCATTGATGATTTAAAATTTCAAATTTATGAATAATTTTGCCAAATTCTTTTTCTATTTTTTTCTCAACCCCAGTTGAATGCGGCAAATCATCCCAAGATCCAATTATTTCTGGATACTTCACAGATGCTTCCATATATTCATAATCATCAAGAGTGATGTTAAAATCCGTCGGGATATTTTCCATGGCTTCTTTAAAATTAAATTTATTTCCATCGCTATAAGATGTTTTCAAGTTAATTTCTTGCAGTTTATTTTTGGCTTTAAGAAGAGCCACTTCTGTTTCTAATTCTTCTACTCTTTGTTCAATGTATTTCATAAATATCTCCTATATCATACTGTGTCCAAGTGTGTTTGTCTACTAAAACTTCAACCAATCCTTCGCTTTCATCTTCTACATAGAATGAATAGCGTTTAAAAAACCAAAAGCCCCACTTGTCTTTATGGTAAATTTTCATTTATATTGCTCTAAACCCTTCTCTAAGAGATCTGAAATAACTTGATTGATTGAAACATCTTTGTCGCAAGACTCTTGGATGAGAAACTCTAATAGCTCTCTTTGGAGTTCGGATAGATCAATATCAACAGTGGCAAATTTTTCGAGCAAAATACCATCATTGGTTTCTTTCATAGAGAACTTATCTCCTTGTTTAATATTTAATTGCGTTAGTTCATCTTCTGTGAATTTAACACAGACATCTCCTGTTGGTTCTACGGTTTTTTTTATCATATAAGTTTCTTTAATAAATCTTGTTCATTGCAAGTGAGTCTACAATCGTCCCAGTCTCTAGACTGAACGCTGTTTTCGTATTTATCGTCTAAAATTGTGCACATAGTCTTCAATGCTTTTTTTGAATCATTGCTCAATTTAGATTTTAATAAAAATAAAATATCTCCAATATCTTCATCGTCTAAATCAAATCTCAACTTGCTACCATCATACTTTGATCCATATCCAAAGTCAAGTATTAATTCTACAGGCGGGGGCATTTCTCCAAAACATTTTCCAGAGAAATCAGAATAAAAAACCGCTTCCTCTCGCTGTGCTGGTCTAGTTGTTTTTTTCATTTTAAATGTTCTTTAACTACCTCCCATAATGAGGGGATATCATAACAAATTTCTTTGCCATTTTCATCTGTAGCTAAATTTACTTTATTGTTGAATCCAATTCTTTCGTAAAGATACCAATCAATCCAGCCATGACCCTCTTCATCAAAAATACTACTCATTAGGATATTAATAATTTTATAATATTGGTCTTCGAAATTTATTAAATCTAAACCCAAATCATATATAGCAGATGATCTTTCTCTGATTTTTTCTGTCGTTTCAATCAGGTCTTCGAATTGTTCGTATTCCATATGTTAAAATTCTATTTTTAGAGTTGTGAAAACATTAGTTTCTTTTATTTCATTTTTAAAGCAATCAAGATCAACATTGATGGCATTTGAAATGCTGACCAAAACCCTATGATCTTCATAAATCTTAAAAAGATGTTCGACTTTACCGCTTGACGATAAGTGTTTATCGTTTTGCTGCGAATAATTTGTGTTGCCATCGAATCTTACTTGAGCAAAGCTAGTATTCGAAATTATTAAAATTAAAGCAAGTACTAGTTTCATAGTATGTTTCGGATGATAAAATATCGAATATTATCAAAAAAGCGAGACATTGAATAGCAGCACTTTTCTATTTTCTTCCATAACCAAAACCAGCCAGAATATTTTCTAAGCTTGTAATAAAAGCTGTTTTGTTTGCTCTCATAAGTCTTCCAATATTCATCCATCTTCATTTTACGGTTTTCGTATTTTTCAACCTTAGCTAATTCTAGTTTATCTAGCTTCCCATAAACAAAATACGCATCAAAATCTACCCAAACGGATTCTTGATCATTTAAGTCAAGAGTTTCGTAAAAAGTAATCTTACCATGAAAATCTACCTTCTTTGTTTCTTGTTTTACTATCTTTTGATCTTTGACAAAATTCCAGGGCTTGTGGTTTTTTTGCTTTTTTTCCTCTTCTGTATAATACGTATACTCATACTCTATTACCTCTTCCAATAGTTCCCCCTCTTCTGAAAGAATATAAGTCTCCAAACAATTATCCAAATCTTTAGTCTGGAATTGAGTTTCGTTCCACTTCACAGAAAGATTCTTTAGCTCATCTGTCAGAGGCAATTCTTTTTTACATTTAATATATGAAAACATTCCCATAATTTTATTAATTTAATTTCCAAGATTCTAATGTATATTTGAACGGTTGTCCAGGAATATTTTGCACTAGATTAAGCATTTGTTCTGCAATCTCTCTAATTTCTAATTGAGCGTGTTCGCTATTTCTAAGTTTTTGAAAATTTGCAAAGCTTCTCATATTGAACATAACGTCAGATTGTATTTGCGAATTATATGTTTTAAAAAAACGGGCAGACTCTTTTGCGCGCTTTCTTCCCAAGACTGGCTCTATTTCTTTCAAGCATTTGTGATAAAGTGAATTTCCAAGTTCAGTATAGCTTTTTAGTATTTTAGCCCAATCGCTGTCTGCAGATTGCGTTTCCGCTTTGATACCGCTCCAATCTTCTGGAATATAAAACTTATCTTCTTTTAATTCTTTATATCTTGCTGATTCTGCATTAAGACTTGATAATCTGTGCTTTAGCAAATGTATATGTGAAGCGATTTCGCAGTTTACCAGGAAATGTACCGACCCCTTTTCGAAGGGAGTTTCGTGACCATTTGACCAAAGTTGATCAATTAGTTTTGGAATTCTTTCTCTTTTTTCATCTGTTAAATCTCTTGATGTGCTAGTCCAAGCAGAGCAAGCAATAATTTCGTCACTTCCATAATATCCCAATAATTCTACCGTGTTTTTGCTCATAAATCTAAGTCCAAAAATAATATCTCCGCTTAATAAGTTCAGTTAAAATTTCTGTATCTCGTTTTTCGATCTCTTCTTCGATTCTATTAACTTCCCTATATTTAACTTCATAAGGAATGCCGTCATCTTTCATGTATATTCTGGTTGTTCCGTCTTCTTGTGGAATGCGCTCGAACATTTCTTCAATTGGTTTAGAAGGAGGATAAGCATTTTGTAGATCAATTTCCAATTGAGGTCTAATTTTAGTTACATATTCATAAGCTTCTTCCAGCCATTTTGCAAATTCACTATGTTTTTCTGTTGCTTCCCAATCTACAATATCTGCTTTAAATTCGTCTTCGTAGAATGCTTTAATGAATTCAAAATTAACAGTCACTACCAATTCGGTAACATCAACCCAAGTACGAGGAATTGCTTTTCTAATACGTTGGTTTTGTGGTTTGAAGATTGGTTTAATTTTATCGTAATATGTCATCCTCCAACTATAAGGAAACAAATCCAAAGCATCCCAAATGCCATATTTTTCAAAAATATAACTCCTTAACTTTCCAAATAGAGTTTTATCCTTTATGGGAAAATCTTTCAAGCAGTGATTTTTAGCTATAAATGTTTCTTCGTTCATTGTTATTTTAGGTTCAATAGATAGTCTATATGCTTTTGGAGATCTGTCAAGTCTTCTTCTAGGATTCCGCAAACTTCTAATTTTGCTGTTGGTCCAGAATACCCCTCTCTGTCATGTAATTTCACTTCTGGATAGTATCTTAAATCAAATGTAAAATAATCTTCAAATACTGGCATTAGTGCTTCAAGATGAATTCTTTTATTTTTTTCGTTTCGACTCCTAAAACTAAATTGCCAAAATGTTAAAGCTTCTTCTATATCTGGTTTTTCTTTAGCAACCGACATATCTTTCCAGTTGCCACAATAACGACCATCAGAATACCAAAAGCATTGAATATTTTCAAAGCCATGTTCTTTTAGAACTTCTCTAAAAGAATTTACTTTTTTAATTATTTTGATTAATTCCGGACTCATATGTTTTTTCCAAAAATGTTCTGGCAATTTGTCCCATACTTTTCCAGTCTTCGTAAGTATCATCGCCATCAATAAAGATATCCTCAATTGCCATTAATGCATCTATTGCAGCGTCTCGTTGTTTACATATCTCATTTACTTCCAGCATATTTTCTACTGCAAGTGTATCGTATTTTTCTTGTAATTCGTCAAGCGCATGTTCAAGTTTACGAGTAAAACCAAACAATATATCTAACTTAACATCATCAGGTAAAGTATTACGCTTGAACTCTTCAGCAAGACGATCAGCTTCTATTGTAATTGCATCACACCTTATATGTTTTACGAACTCTAACTCTTCTTGAGTAATTTCGTATTGTATGGTCTTTTCAGATAATAATACTCTTGCCTCGTTAAGTTCTTTTTCGACTGAAAGGAATTGTTCTAAAGGAACAACAAAGGCAGACCTTTCATAATCTTGCGCTTCTTTATATTCTGCTTCTGTTAATTCTCTCATTTTAAAATTTTTTCTTTTTGTTTCAATATTCTATCCTTTGCTTCAGCCCAAAACTTTTGTCTCTCTTCGCTATCTTTATCAGTTTTAGGGGTATCGCAAAGTTTCCAGAATGCGTTATTGATCATTTTATCTCTTTGCGCATCAGTAATAAATTCACCGCTTCTGTGACTATAGCTCCAATTGTCCGCATTCTCAACTAACTCTCTAACTCCGTCATTATTGCCGGAAATACAAAACATGTTGATCTTATGCAGGAATGCCTCATATTGGGCTACCTTTTGTTTAAGTGTCGGATTTTTCATTTTAATTCTTATTTGGACATTTGTACCATTTGCATTTTTGAAGAGGCGCACAATAATCGCAATTCAAACTCCAGCCCACCTTAGTCGTCTTAGGTGTAAGGTTATATTTTTTATAAGTATTACAAAAACCTTTAAAATCCGTATTAATCTGCTTAACTGTCGAACATGCGCTAAGAGCAACTGTTATTAATGCAATTTGTACCAAGGATATAATTTTCATATCACTGATTATAGCGGTCTTTTCGTACAATGTCAAGCCTATCTTTTAGCCAAGCATACAATGCCCAATGGTAATGGGTATAATTCGGATCCCCTTCGTAATGAAAGAATGCGTGCCCAATGTCGTAATAAATATCAGCCGCGATTTTATTCTTTAATCCTTTTATATTTTTTATATTAAAATTATTTAAATTTACAGCGCCATCCATACCGAAATCCCAAGTATAATACGCAACCTTGGCTTTTCGGTCTACATAATATACATCAATATAGATCGGCTCTTTACATGATACCAATCCGATTTCTACAAAGTGCTTTTTAAGATAGAGTTTCACGTTTTACCAATTCTCCTTTTTCATCGTACATATAATCCTCAACCATATTACCAACTATTTCTAAAGAGTCAATTGTTATATTAGAAATTTCATGATACCAATCTACAACATAGCAGCAAAGATCATAACTATATAATACTTCTCCAAGTATATCAATTCCTTCTAAGCCATATTTTCCCTTAACCACGTCTCCCTCATAAACCTCTTTCATGTTGGAGTCTAGAATTCCAAGAAATTGCTGAACCGAACATGAATGCTGAGAAAGTAAACGATCAGATACGGTAATATTACCAAGATCAAAGTATTCAAACTTCTTTTGTTCGTTGTCCCAAACTCTGAATTTTTTATTGTTCATAATATTTTGAAATGTCTAGAGCAGAATTAACATTATCAATCATACTCCAGAGCATTTCGTTTTCTTTTTTAAGATCTTCAATCATATTTCTGGCTATAATAGGCAATTCTTCTGGACTGTTTTGAAACCAATCCTTGAAGTCTGTTGGCATTACTTTTGATAGCTCTTCTACAAATTTGCTATCTAGATTATTCATTTGTTCTTTTGAATTTTATTAACTAACTTTTTCAGTCCTCGTTTTCCAAGTTTCAGAAAATTTGGATGATTTGCCACTTCGGTTGCTAAATTTTTACCACCTTTAAGTTTTTTCAGTTCTTTGCTCATGTTGATAATATTAGAGAATATTTTCGGAAACGTCAATCTTTTTCTGCATAGCCTTCTCCATATCACCATAGATACTATTTGAGATTTGATCTTCCCCTGCATCAAACAAAGCATCTATTGCTTTTTTTAGAAGTTTTGATAATTCCAACTCTAATTTTGTTAGGTTTTTAATATTCATTAATCAAAGTTTTTCTTATTAAATCTATTAGATAATAATAACTCACGCCCGACACGCGACAAGTATAACGAGATTTCTTAATATCGTAACTATCACCGTTTGCTACAACAACTAGATCAGCTTTGTTTGCTACAGCAACTACATCAGCTTTCCACATATCCATCATTTCAGCTTTTTCGTATTCTTTTTGGTTTTTGTATATAGTAATCATAACAGTATTGATATTAGAGTTTATTGATTTGTTTTAGCAACCTGTCAATATCTTTGGTTCGTTCTATCTTAATCTTTTGTAGTTGCTTAATAAGATAGTCCGCGCCTAGAATTTCTCTATATAAGTCATTTAAGTCTAATACTTTTTCATGATGAGAAGTACTAATAAAAGACTTAGGTTCTGTGTAGTTGTCGTTTGCGATGTCATGAAGAGTTGTATCAAGCAAGTCAAGAAGGTCTTCTTTCATCTCAAAAGAGATTTTGATTTTACTAGGTTGTTTATATGTTTTATTCATACTAGAAACGATATTAGAGAATATTTTTGGAAACGTCAATCTTTTTCTGCATCTTCTCCAAAAATTAATTTGTGTAATCTATCCAAACCCTCTTGATGAACATCCCATTCTTTTTTAAGACCCAAACAATAGCAAATCTTTTCTGCTAGAGGATAAAGAAAGTCTTGTTCGTATTTCAAATATACATAAAGATAATGGGGTTTTCTAGTCTTAAACAATCTCATTAATCCCATGATTATATTTGCAATGAATTCAGAGATTCTGAATAAACCACCTACTATCACATTACTAACAATTTTTTGTTTGAATGTCATGTTAATCTTTATTTTTAAAAGTTTCTCCAAAGAAATATCCAAGAACAAACCCTAAACCTATTAAAAGCAATTGAATGATTTCTGGTTCTCCAAAGTGCATATCAAGGACTTGTTGTATTTGGAATTGGATTGCTAGTGCTTAGAGGTTTTTGCCACATTGGATCACTCGTTACCAATTTTTGCAATTCTTCATCAGCCTTAGCTCTCTTTTCTTTCCATTCTTTCCATTCATTAACGTCTTGTTTGAGATGATATTCTCCAAAAGAATTCCAATCTTCTTCTGTCATTCTGAAATCAGGTCCATTTGTCATTTCTTGATCAACTTCATCATAGAAGATCATTTTGTCTTTTGTAATTTCGTACTCTTCGCATTCCTTTTCTATCGCATCTGCTTCTTGTTGTTCGTATGACATCTTATCATATTTTTGAAACAGAGCCTCTTCTCTTGTAAATTGTTCGCGTTCTTTTTTTATAAACTCTTCTATATTTTTTGAGTGTTTATTTTTTAGAGTGTCTAATACGATAATATCTGTTACCTTGCACCAATCGTTTGTTTTATTGTGGGAATTTTCAAGACAGACATACTCACCTGTATCAGAAAATTCTGAAATAATTGCTTCCCATTGAAGAGTTTGGTGGCATTTATGACAATATAATATTCTTGTATTTTCTTTGTAATCTTTAATGCTTTTTGACCTTGTTGTTTTCATAATTTATTTCAAAAAGTATAGCACACTAAAATATATTGTCCACACAAAAGGAATACCGACAAAGAAACATAAAAACGATGCTATTGCTAAAATTGGATCGCCAAAAGTTCCTTCTTTAGAACCCTTGGCACACATTAAGCCAAATACAGAAACTAAAACTGATGCAATAATAGGAAACCAAATTGTTGAGAATGTAATAGTCATGAATTAGTTTTTAAAGGTATTAAAGGCATTGCTGCATCTCGTTCTTCTATATCTTCCTTGGTGAAGAGATGTTTGTCTGGATCTTCTGGAGAATTATATTTCGCAGCAACTTCAATATTATTAGCAGCAAGTGTTCTCAAAAAGTCGTCATATTTTTTAAGAATTAGAAATGAATTACCACCAGCATTCATAAGAGCTTCACCAAGTTGCATGAAGTTTTTTAGATATAGATTCACGTTTTCTTCTTTTATTATTGCTTTCATATTATTCTTCCCATTTACCGATTGTTTTTAGAAATGCCTCTGCGCGTTGTCGAGCGGTTGCGTGTAAGTCAGCCTTGCACCATTGTGACACCATTCTGATTCCTCCAAGGACTACATTCCGCAATTCCTCACGATATTCGGGCCATTGCTCATCATTAAGCACCTTCTCCGCTTCGTGCATTGCATTGAGGTCGTTGCAATAGTCTGGCAAACTTTCTTCTTGCCATTCATCACCATTTGGACGAATCCAACAAGCTGTTGCATCTTCCTTTGCTTCAGGTGAAACTCTTTCAGCAATTCTCCACCCGCACGCTTCCGCGATTGCGATGTTGATTTGTTCGTTTGTCATAGTATTGATATTAGAGATTGTTTGAGGAAAGATCAAGAATTATTTTCTTTTTTAATAAATTGACAATCACACAACCAACAATCACAAACCAAACATTCTCCATTATGATCTGGATTGCAAGGTAATTGAAAAATATTCCCAACTACTTCAAAGTATTTCATATAATCCATCAAATCTTCAAAGGTTTCAAAAGCATTTCCAGTTCTAACTCCAAAAGATGCTCTGTCTTCAAGCCATATAACTTCACCAAAGAAATCTACCTCTCCAGTATAACCAAACCTTACTCTGTCTCCTTCATAGATTGGTTTTTTATTCTTGTCGTAGAGTTCGGTAAATTGCTGAAAGACTATCTCATCAAATTTAGCGACATCATAATAATGAGCTTCTTTATAAGCATCATAACCAATATTTTCTTTTTCAAAGTCTATAGTTCGCAAATCCACAAAACGTTTTTCCATTTTGTGCCAGACTCTATAATTTGGAATTTTATTCATTGTTTATAATATGATTGTATATAATTTTTTGATTCTTGTAAATGTTTTAATGACTTCTGTGAAGCTCTTAACAGTATTCTCTCTGCTACTCCTTCATCGTTTTTATTATTTTCAATAATTTGTTTTTCAAGTTCAATATAATGATTTAGAACTACAACGCAAATATGCTTAGTAAAGTCTTCAGATAATACTTGGCAATTTTCAATATTAATTTTCATTGTTTAAAAGTTCCTTAGATTCGAAGATATTTCCAATTACTTCAAAGTTCGGTAAATTAGTTATCAAAGGTGTACTATATAATCTTGTATCTATCATCTCCCAACCATTATTACCCCACCCTACGGTTTGAGTATAAATAGTACCATCTAGCTCATATCTTACTATATCGCCTTCATAAATATTATTGTTTTCATAGTCATTTAGTCCAGTCCATTGCTGAACAACATATTCATCACCACCAGAACCATTCTGAAGGTTTTGAAATTGTCCATTCAAAGTAAGAACATAATGTCCTTGATATCCTTTATCTGGATAGGTGAATTGTTTTGCTAGTTTATCCCAAGCTCTAAACTTTATCGCTCTTTGTGTATTTATTATATCCATAACTTTCTGTTTTCTTATGGCACATTTTGCACAATGTTGTTCCATTTGTCAAGTCCCATAATTTTTCGCAATTTTTAGCATCTTCAACGGTATCTATATTGTTTTCATAGCAGAGTTTAGCAAAAGGGTATATATGATGGGCTTCTAAGTTGCCGCCTTTATTATCTCCACATTTTTGACAAGTAAAATTATCTTTTTTAAAAACTAACAAAACCCAATCCCTGTAAACTTTATTTGCTCTTATTAAAAGATAATTTTTACATTTTCCATGTTTAAAATTTGGAGCATTTTCTCCAGTAAAATTATCAGATCTCCATTCACCATAACATTTTAAGTTGCAAAATAATCCTTGTCTACTTGGTTTCTTTTTCTCAAGAAAATTATTACAATTTTTACATAAAATATTAGAGATTTTTTTTATACTACTGCAACCATATCTAATATGATTTGATAGAGATTTTTTATTATTAAACGATTTTTTACAACATTTACATGAATTTATTTCCATGTAAATATTTACACAAAAATTGTTTTATTTCCCCTTTCATATTAAGTTGTCTTTGCATAATAGTCTAAAGCTTCTTGATACTGCTTTTCATTATATGAATCATCCTCATATCTGTCAACATAAAAAGTTTTAGGTATAAGAGGGAATTTGACATTCATGCGAGACTCTCTGTTCGTAAAACAACTACCATCTGAATCTCTCCATGCTACAGCTTCTATGTAATAAGATGACCCATCTGAATTTTTAAATACTGCACTGTTTCTTATATTTTGATATTTTGGATTGTACCCTAAACTAGAAATATCTCCCCATTCATCGTCTTCTCCAGTGAGAGGAGTCAATGTTTCAAAATTTGCTAAAGTTTTAAACATATTCGCAACATAAGGAGCACTGAAACCAGAATGCCCTTGTTTTGAAAATACTTCAATAAGTTCTAGAATACAATCATATGCTAATTTGTTATAACCTTCTTTTAGGTCTTCTTCTGAATAGATAAGACCAAGTTCTTTTTTTGCGTGTGTTATTAGGTTACTCATATTTTTTAATTTGGTATATATTTTTTCCAATTTTTGATTAAAGTTATCGGAATTTCTCCGTTTGAATTCTCCCATTCTTTTTTGGTAACATAAATCCACGGACTTCGGCACCCGCATGAATCACAGGATATTGCAGACGGTATTCCTTCTCTATCTTCGCAATCAAACTGAACAGGAACAAAGTTATGCTCGTCAGAAGTTTTGCAAAATGGGCAAGTTAAATTATGTTTCATTTTTAATTACCATGCTTTTTCTATCTTAAAGTCGAGCTTCAAAATCTGCTAAAGAAAACCATTGTCTCTTATTTCTCATTTCTTCAATCTTCCAATTTGGAACTCCGTGTTCGTTTCGAAATTCTCCAGTCATATGATGAATCTCTACATTATAGCCATATTTTCTAGATAAGTCAATATAAGGTTTTGCTTCTTTTTTGGTAAGAGTAGTATTAGAAACAATAACATCTTCCCCCCTCTGCATAGAATATTCTGTGCTTTTTTGGCACTCTCTATGACAATAACCAAGCCTTTTAGGATCAAACAAATAGCCGCCATCTTGATCGACCATCCATTGATCTGCTTCAAAATGATTGGTGATATTTTTTTCTTTTTTAATCTTGTCGGCGAACGTAGTTTTTCCTGAACCACTCGAGCCACAGATTAGATATAAAGTTTTCATTAAAACGGATTTAAAGTATTTTTAGTATGATGGTCAAATGTTTTGTTTTCAACGTTTTTGAACTTGCCCCTAATTTCGCTAAAGGAAATAGGAATTGGTGAATTTTCTACCCCAACATCGATAATTTTGCATTTATACAAAATAGATCCGATTTCACTTCTGCAAAGATTCTGATGGCAATGGCCGTGAACCATCCAGCTTCCTTTAGCCTGACCATTCCACGATGCGAGCGGGTAATGGCTGGCCACGATACTTTGACCGCAAACTACCATCTCTAAATAATTTGGAACAAAATATACTCTTTTATTGTTAAAATCAAGAAATCTAACCCCGTTTTCTTCTGATGACTTGCTCAGTAACTGCTTGTAACCTCCAGCGTGATTGCCGGAAAAAAGATACAGAGTCTTGAATGTCAACCTATTAAGAGCATTTGTCAGTCTTTCTTCTCCGTTGATACCAAACATTATGTCGCCTAAATGAAAGATTTCAGACTCTTGATTGAGTTTATTGTTCCATCTGTTGATCAAGGTTTCATCATGATCTTCTACACAATCAAAACCTCTATTTTTCCACAAAGGAGTTTCCCAATGCTCGCACTTATGACCTAAATGCATATCAGACCAAAAATAAACATTGGTATGTTCAATTTTAATAGGCTCCCAAAAATAGTTAGATAGTTTCACGCTTTATATTTCTCCCCCTCAAGTCTAACTTCTGTTTATTGCTTCTAATTTTCCGAAAACATGAACGTCATTTGGATATTTTTCCATTTCTTCATTTAAATATGGAGTATCTGGCATCATATCGAAATTACCTGCATCAACGTTTTCTTTAATAAATGCACATCCCTGATCAATACTGACATTAGGAATCCAGCGAATTACTTTGCGCTTGTAGAATAAAAATACATCATTGTCGTTCATAAATTACGCAATTCTATAATCTCTATGCCCACATTCACACCCTACATTTCTTTTAGGCGGATAAGATGTTAAGATCGTGCAATCCAAATCATTCATTTCTTTCCCACATTTTGGACAAGCAATTCCATTTGGTCGTGGATAGGTATTCATTTCAAAAAAATTTGAAATAGCTTTTTGATTGTGTTCGTCTAGAGTTTTCATGAATTAATTTCCGTATCCAAAAAAGTTATAAATTCTAAAATAACCATCGCTAAAGTTATTTTGTTTATGATATGAATTATAAGAAAGTTTAGGTTTCCAAGAACCTCTTTCAATTTGAAAATGCCAAGTGAAAAGTCTAATGTTTATTATTGTGTTGTGCATATTTTTTAAATTTAAATCCGAAAATCCATTCCATCATCTTTCTGTGAAAGATATTAGGAGTTTTGGTAAGAAGGAATATTGCGTCATTGTTACCAAATGGTCTACATTCGCATTCAACTTTCTTTGGTTTATTGAAAATATTGTTCTGTATATATGTCAAATCATCTTTAACAGATGTCAATAGATATTTTGAATTATCATCCATGTTTCTTTCTCTCTAGTCTAACTTCTTTCCTCTGCATGTCAAGTTTTTTAATCTTATCCATAATTTTTTTATTTGGATATTTTCCGAAATCAAAATATCGAATACTGAAAGGGGTTATCATTTTATAGAGTTTTGTAATCTCTCTATCCAGCTTTTGTAATTTTTTAAAAATGGTCGAAGAAGCACGACTCGAACGTGCGCCACTCATGCGTCCATGGTTATTCTTTCCACCTAAACTATTCTTCGAAATTTTCACACGTCTAAATCTTCTAACTGGATGCTGAGTCTATATTGTAAATCTATAATGTTTTGTACAGACTTTTTAATTCTACGAACAATTTCAGATTCTGGACGTTCTGAATTTGCTTTAGTTTCTAAGAATTGTTCTTGTACAGGTCTATCGCATTGTGCAGAAAAGCAAAAGCATTTTCTGCTCTAGCTCCCCACTCATATTCTCTACCATTAGACCAATCCAAGCAATTCAAAATTGCCTCTCGATACATATCTCTTTCTTTTTTTATTTTGGAATAAATTTCAAACCAATCAGTAGGTGATAGTTCTTTATATTTAAAATTAGAATCTCCAGTAGTATCACTCATAATATTTTTCATAATGTTAATTCACTTTAATTTTTTGATAACCAATTTCTTCAATTACTTCGCCATCTTTGAGCAAACGGTGCTTATAGTTCTGATTATAATAACTTTTCAACATAGCCCAAGCACCTTCCGCAAATGATTTTTGCATACAATCATAAGGATATAAAAGTGACCATCGATTATGTTCGGGCGTATCAGGATATTCCCAAAATCTTTCTATTTTGTAAAGGCTTTTCATACTTCTCCCTTTGCTTTTTTCATTTTGTGAATGTTTTTATAATCTACAGTACCGATAGTATCTGAATGCTCAAACATTTGAACAACATAAGCATAAGCATCATAAAGACCTTCCGAATATCTCCTGTAATACTCGTCTCTCATCATATCATTTTTTAGACCCTCATTTAATTTTTTATGGTGAAGAGCCATATAATAGATGTTGTTTAAGAGTTTTTTGTTAGTCATGGTACATTTTTTCATTTAAAGTTTAAATTGCTTATCGTTTCCAAAATGGATTGAGCAAAGTATATCCACGCATCCATGAATCTCTCTCATTAAATTGGCATGAGGGTTGCTAAAAAAGCTTTCTGGATAATCTAAACTAGTAGAAATAGAACGAACCGGCTCCAATGTTTCAGAGTCTTTTATTGTAATTTCAACAAAGTATCTTTTTTCTTTCATAATATTTTTTTTAATAATATTAAAGTTTTCTTCATCCCAAACATACTTTGTGTCTTTTGGGTTTCTCATGTTATGAGCATAGAATTATTCGTAGGAAATGTCAAGCCAATTCGTATCTTCTGGCATTATTTCTACCTTCACTCCGGCTTCTTTGGATTTTTCTATAATGTCATGTAAAACTCCGTGACCGTACATATTGGTTCCATAAGCATCTGTGTGACATTTATAAACAGAACCAGAATAGCCTTCAAACAAATAGAAATTTTCTTCTTGTGTGACTCTTGTGATGCCGCTATTCATCTTCCAAGAATCGCCATTCAAATAACCTCCATACCAACAAGCAAATACTTTATAAGTCAAAGGAAATTTTCCTCCCTCGATCTTAACAACTAGCCATTTATGAGGAATGTATTCGTTATTCATTTTTTAATGAAGATTCTTCTAATGCTCTTTTTGCAACATTTTTATACCATTCGACGTTATTAAATGGTTCTTTATCAGAAGGAGCAAGGGCAATTTCATTCAATGCTCCTTGAAGAATAAAATATTGTTTGGTAACTTCTACAATTTGTTTTTGCCAAATTGCTGCGTATGCTGCCTCAATCATAGTTTATTTTTTACTAATAAGGGTTCTAGCTAATTCACAAAGATAGGCAAGTGGAGCAGTTAACAAAATAAAAGTTCCTAACCAAATCCAAAAGGAAGAAAATATAAATTGTAGTATTTGTAGCATAATTTTTATTTTTTAATCATTTCTGCTGCTTTTTCTACCAGATAAACTTTTGGCGCGACTTTAATTTGAATCACATCTTTAACATCACGAAAAAGAACTACCAGTAAAGATATTGCAATAGGAATAGTAAAAACGAGAGTTATAATCATCAATGGATGTTCATCTTTAAAAGATTCAATGAGATATGTTTTGAATTTAATATAAAGACTAAAAATAATTAATAATAAAATTAAAATTCCTACGATATTAATCAATCCACTATAAAAATTCCAAATCAAAAATTCTTGAATAAACAAAGGAACTTCTGCATTTGCCCAATTTGTTACATTGCTTGCTTGTTCTATAATCCAGTTTTGTATATTTTGATTCATAATTTTAATTTTCAATAATATCAAACCAAGTCAATTCTACTTCTTCATTTGTTTCTTCAAGTATAACGCCAGTTGAAGAAGAAGCGACACTGATTTTTTTAACTGTATATATTTCTCCAGAAACTAGTTTCTTTGCATTCTCAATTCTATTTATAAACCAATGTATGGTAGATTCTCTAAATCTAATCTTGTCTCCAACTTTGGTGTTTTGGTATGTTGCGTATTTTTTAGGTATCATTTTTTTTTAGTTGTGCTATCTCTTCTTTAAGTTTTCTGTTCTCAAGAATAAGATCTGTAATTACATCGTGTTGAGCTATAACAACAGGGTTTTTAGTATGTTTTTTAAGCACGCCTCTTTTCACATAGAAATCCAAAGTTTCTTCTGTATACTCTTTAATCCAATGCCCTTGTTCTTTAAATTTTTTCATCTCTTGCAAATAGAATGTTTTGTTTTCTTCATCATAAACAAACAATTCACCGTCATCAATTCTTTCGTAAAATGTATTCATTTGTAATAAAAACAAATTAAAATTAAAATAAAAACAATAGCAATAGATAGAATAATTGAAGTATCGATTAAATGTCTCAGAAATTTATTAGTAGCTTTTTTAAATTCTTGTAGCTCTTTTTGTAGTTTTTCCATTCGTTCCTCTGTAATTGCTTTGTTTCCGTATATTTCAGCCGAAATATAATGTAGTTCAGACTGCAATGCATTTAGATCTTTGCTTGTATCATTTGCTAATAGTTCTACGTCTTTTTTAATACGCTGAATGTGATCGCAATCAATTAGACTATTATTAATAATTTCTGAGTCAATTGTTAAACCGTTTGATCCTATAAGATTAGGAATTGATGCATTATAATCGTATTTCATTGCATTAAATGGGTATGAAGTAAAATCATTTCCTACAACTGCTCCAAAGCCAAAATCCGATTTGTTATAATCTTGTTTCATTTAATTTCTTTAGCTGTTCTGAGAACTTCGTCGGAAATGTGTCCAAACCAAAAACGACCTTTTAATTCTTTTAATCCGCTAAAACTATATTCTATTGTTCGATCTTGTGTGGTTGAAAGTGTTACTGTTCTTTTTTCTTCATCGCAACCAATTATAAACCATTTATTCAACCACACAAGATTTAATGTCATTGGATGTACACTTACGAATGTTACTGGTATTTTCATTTAGTTAGTTTGTTGAGTTCCGTGATTTTTTTTTTTGCTTCGGTTAATTCTGCTATTTGCGATTCCAAAAAATCTATTCTTGATACAGCATAAGAAAGTATATCACACATTGCAGAATTGTCAATTACAACAGGTTTAATTTCTCCACGGAGTTTGTCGTTCAGACTAGCAAGACTTCTGAAATCTCCATCAGGTTTTAATTTTTTAAAGTGTTTGATATCGTTTTCATTTTGAACAAGAATAACACAGTCAGTCTTTTTTACTCCTTCCATCATAGCTGTTGTGTGACCAACTCGACGCCTATATGCGAAGTAATCAGCTAAAATTTTTAATGTAGAAGTATTTTTAATCATTGTTTTATAATAATTCTGGATTAGCAAATTTATTTCCAATTACCTTAACCTCACAATAATCGTTTAAATGCGGCAACCAAAAAAAGCTAAGAGTTCCTTCGTGTTTAGTAAACTTCGCCAAATATGCTCCTTCAACAAATTGAATCTCTGCTCTATGTAAGCCTTCTCTGTCTTTTCTTTTTAATTCAATTATATCGCCTTCCCATATTTCATTTCCGAAATGATCCTCTAATCCTGTATATTGAGAAGGAACTAAAATTCTCCATTCTCTTTCATCAAACAATTCATCAACAAGTCCATTGTATTTGTATTGTTGGACAAATGCTTTCCCCTGCGGACTCCAGAAGCGAAACTTGATCGTTCTCATCTTGCGTCTAATAGAACTTTAATTTGTTCGGGCGTCCAGTTTTTCTGGATAGCCTCCTTGATAAGTTCTGCTTTCCTATTCCTGTCTTGATGTTCTGACGCAGCTAGAAAAACGAAAAACGAAAATGCAAATGCGATCATTAGAATGCAGGAAACAATAAATGGGTCAAAATTTTTCATAAATTATTTATTAATTAAATCTTCGTAATTTTTATTCAAGGTTTCTAGATAATGCGCAAAGTCGTCAATTTTCTGATCCTCATTACTTACGTTATAGACATAATCAAAAAGAAAGTCTTTACCTTGCTCCGTAAGGTTTAAACCTTCAGATAATCTTTCAAAGTAGTCGTCTTGAACATCTCTGAGCTTTTCAAAGAAACTCTTAACTTCGTAGATCGCGTCTTCTGGATGCTTGCCTTCTGGCGTATATGGTTTTGTATAGTCACTCATTTCTCTATTGTATATGTTGTTTTTATTTTTACAAGCTCAAATTCTAAAAAATTTTCATTTCCGTAATTTGGAATGTTATTAAATGAACTTCTCTTTAAAAACAGTTCAAGATAATCTCTAGCTGCTACAATTAAACAATCCTTGAAATCTACTAATTCTATAGCGGTTGCACTTAATTCTAAATCATCGTTTTTGAAATTAACCCATTTTTTTGTAGGTTTATGTTGAATTGCGTACTTGTATTCTTCAAATGTATTATTTTTTTCCATCGACATCATTGTAGCAATAAACTGCCCATGCACTTAAAATTAAAGTTAAAATAAATGTGAAAATCGCCATTGTCATATTATTCGTATTGTTTTAAAGTTATTGTTCCTTTTTCGTCAATTATCGCGTATGTAATTGGCAAATCACATTGAGAGCCTAAGTTCACGCATTCTATGCCGCCAACATAATACTGTTTAGGAACATGAGTGTGGCCAAAGCAAACTGCATCATATTTATTATTGTAGCAATATTGAGCAATTCTTACTGTTAAGTCATGCGCCGCTCCGTGCCATGTTTTAATTTTGGTTTTAAGTTTTCTTGTAAGTTTTTGCTTTTTATCTATTTTTTGCAATATGTAATATATTCCAGAAGCGAGTTCTGTTAAAAATGGTCTAGCAGTAATAAAGAAATCAAACTTGTCTCCATGAGTAAATAAAATTCTTTTTTTATTAATTTCCTGGATATATTCATTTACAAACTCAAAGCCTAAAAGGGCAGAAATTGTTTCTAGATCTTTATCATGGTTTCCTTTAATAAAAATGCATTTTTTATTTTTTGAAATTTTTCTAAGCGCGGATAGGACTTTCCATTGTTTCTTGCAGAGTCTATGGATATTATAACTATCCAATAGGTCGCCACAAATTATCAGGGTGTCATAGGTTTCATTTTCAAGAAGATGAAGAGTCAAACTTGCTTGACATATTGGGCTACCTAAATGAATGTCAGATAATGCTAAAATCATATTATTGTTTTCCGTAAAGGTTCCAAAGTATTAACATGGTAATTGCTGATAAAAGTCCACCCAAAGCACAAACAAAAACCCAAATGTTATTGCTGCCAAATGTCGCGTAAATGATAGAAAATATATGACCAGAAACTACTAATCCTAGAGATCCAACAGAAATGTCTTTTGCTGATTTAGTTTTAATAGTTTTAATAATTTGCGGTATTGTGCAAAACAAATAACAGAATGTCATCAATATTCCGGATATTTGATATACTAGTGTGTTAATCATATATTCCATGTTGTTGTGCAAATATTGTCACCACATTGTTCGCATGTATGCTCATCGTACTCGTAATCATCATATTCAAAAAGTTGTACAACACTTTCAAATTGAATGGTATTTTCTTTAATTCCTTCTTTGATCTTAATAAAGAGATAATCCAAAATCTCTTCTTGTTTTTCTTCAGGAATATCTGAAATAGGAGTTTCGTTTATATAAAACCCAAAAGCTGTACAGCCTGTTACCTGTTCAAATTTATATTTAGTTTCCATGTTTTTCTTGTAATTCTTTTTCCACCATTTGTTCCAATTCTTCCATGTCTAATTTGCTTTGCGTTTGTATATGATAATTAAAAACAAAAGCCGTCAACATTAGGGCAATAATAATTAAAAAAAATAAAATCTTTTCAAGAATTGGCGTTATAGTCTTCATATTCTTTTGCTCCTTCTGCTGCTTCTTTATATAGAGAGGGACCGATTACAACTAATGGATCCGCTTTGGCTAATTCATATACATGAAGAACGGTGCCATAAAGTTTTCTTGCAATTTTTTCTAGTTTTTGATTCAACAAGCCTACAGGTTCACAAGTATAACAACTCCCTTGAAATCCTTCTATAAAGTTCTCTTTTTGTTTTTGTACAAGAATTCTACCATATCTTTCAATAGCTTCAAGTGTATAAGAATCTAATTTTTGCAAACATCCGTCGGCGGATAATCCGCTTTGATAAAATGCAAACTCTTCAAGCTGTTCCAAGTTCTTCGTGGTCGTCATTTTTTTCTCCTTTTGCGTCTTTTTCTTTCCAATAAGCTTCGGTTGATTCGTCGCAAGCTTTGTATCCTAGCTTTCTTGCTTCTTCGTAACAGAGAGTCATATACCAGCCCCCTTTTGAGCAAAGGCGACCATATTCTCCAGAGACTTCACAAACTTGAGCGGAACGCCTTTCTGTTTCTGTAATTATGTCGTCTATAATATCCCATTCTATTCTTGATCCACCTTCCCCGCTGTAATAAAAACTGAGTGTTGCGAGTTTTGATTTTATTTGTGTAGCTACAACCTGAATTGGGCTACCATTCTTTGTACAAAGATCACAAAAGTACTGGAGTTTTTCCATGCATTTATCAAGAAGATCATTCCAACCATCGCCATCTGTTTCAATTCCAAAAGCCATGCATGTCTGCATTGGATCCCCTCTATAATCTCTTAGAATTTTTGGATACTTTTTAACAAATTCAAGCTCTGTCTCGTATTTCATATAAACAATATTAATATATTTTTGAAAGAAGTCAATAGAAAAATACAATATAAAAGATAAATACTTATATGACCAAATTAAATAATACGGAACGCGAAGAGTTTATATGTCAAGCATATCTTAACAGAACGCATACTACGACACAGCTTCAAAAAGAATTTAAAATATATCCAAATGAAATATACAAAGTGTTAAAGAAAAACAATATAGAACTCAGAGGTGCAAATTTACCAAAAGAAAAAGCATTAAAAATTTGTGAAGAATACAAAAGCGGAAAAAGCTTAAAGAAGGTATGTGAGGAATTGAGTGTGGCTGAATCTACAGTATCAAAAATTATAAAAAAGTATAAAATAGAGACGAGAAAAGAAGCTGGACAATTTCCAAGAAAATATAATTTAGATGAAACGATATTAAAAAATATAGACACATTCGAAAAGGCTCAGTTTTTGGGATTAATATACTCGGATGGATCTCTATCTAAATACAGTAAAAATATATCAATTAGATTAAGAGAAGATGATAAAGATTACTTGGATGATTGGAGAATTAATTTTTTAAAAACTAACAAACCATTGGGTTATACATATACTCCAAAAATGGTGGGACCAATTACAGGAAAAGTTTATAATAAAACCTTAGGAACTAGCATTCTTGATATTTCATCTATAAACATATATAAAGATGCATTAAAATTGGGATTGTGTCCAAATAAAACTAAAGCAAATCTACCAATGCCAAATATTCCAGAAGAACTAAAAATAGCATTTATTTTAGGATTATTCGAAGGGGATGGAACTATAACTTACAGCCCAAATAACAGAACCAGATATTTTTCCATAGCTTGTCAAGAAAATATGGGATTAGATATTAAAAGGTATTTTGATTCTATTGGATTATTTTCTTCTTTTAAGAAACGAAAATATATATGTACAGTTACAATTGCACGTAAAAACGATCTCGAAAAACTTTATAATTTGCTCTATCAAGATGCATCAATATACATGAAAAGAAAGAAGTTAAAATTCGAGGAAGCCCTAAATGCTTTTTAACTCTTACTATTCTTCCCAACACCAATTTTTATAATCCCAATGTCTGGAGTCGTAAATTCTCAAGCCAGCTTCGAATCCCAAAAAATTTAAATTTATACCCAAACCGCCATGATCTCTTGCAATTGGAGAAAAATCTAATTCAAATTGAAAAATGTTATCCCCCGAATAGAAAGTTTCGAATTCTACATTTTTATATTTAGAAATTTGTTTGTAAAAAGAAAAATACTTTTCGAATTCTTTTCTTGGTTTGCAAAAGTTTCTTAATGTTATATTAAAATACATATTATTTTATAAATTCCGCAAAATAAACGTCTCTATCTTCTAGTCTAGCCCTGACTGCTTCTTTTGCGATCTGTAGAGGGTTGTCTTTGAATGCGCGAACTCTATAACTGCCCCAAAAATCATACGTCCATAATTGATTTTTTCCTTTTGGGTACATATATGCAACTATTGCATGACCCTTTGGTTTCTTAGTTTTTGCGTCAATCCAGTGATATACAACTACTTCAGACCAAACATCGTATTTTTGCAAACCTTCTCGGAAAGCAATTGCGGTAGGAAGGCATGCATTTCGCTTTGTTTCCATCCAGGATTCTGAATTTGTTGGAGTTGTAGAGCATGACATTAAACAGGCTCCAATTATTACTAGCAGTGTGTTTTTTATTTTCATATTCATGAATTTATCTTGGTAGGTATATTGCTTTTATTGCGGCTGGATCTTCTTTCTGGCAAATTTGATAATCTCCATAATACCATTCCGTATGCTGTTCACATACAATTGTTTCTACCGCTTCTTGAGGAGTATCGTAATCTCCTTCGTAACCATCTACGAGTACGAGCGTTTCTGGATCTAGTTTTTGTAATATCTCAAGTAATTCTTTAACTTTCATAGTATTTTTTAATCATTTTAAACCATTGTATTTTGGTTATTTCTTTATTATCTAAGATGGTGAAGGCATAACCAGAGTTTTCGCCGCAATTTCTCTTTATCATTTCAGCTTGTTCTTTTCTGGTTTCTACTTTTCTTATATCATGAATCACTTCTAGTAAATGATCAATATATTTTTTTGCTTTTTCTCCAGCGGCGCAGATTTTTTCAATCTCGTCTTTTAACTGAAAAGCTATCTCATAGTCAAATTCGGTTTCAATTGCTTTACTGAAATTTTCAGAAGATGGCGTTTCTTTCTCTATATAAAAATCAATTAAATTGTCGGTTGAATTTAATTGAGATTTAATTTTATGTAGAAGAAGATAACGATCAGACTTGGTTTTCTTGAGTATCTGTCCGTTATTACCGTAAATGACAATTCCTTCCCCCTTTTTCCACTGATTAACCGATTCAATCATAGAAGAAAGTGAATTAAACTGATATCTAAACGGTCTTCCTATTTTCCATTCATAAGCAATACTATCCAATTCTTTTTGCAACAGATAAGAATAGTCTTCATGCTTTATTGCTCCAGTAAGCCAGAGCGTTGGTTCTTCTGCTTCTCTTTCAACTATAATATTTCTAGGGGAATACCATTCACAAATAATTGAGCACTGTTCGCTATTCAAGATATCGTTATCAAAAACCAAAGGATATTTTTGTTTTAAAAAAGGAATTTCGTTACCGTTTTCTAAAATAGTTGCATCATGAGTTCCTCTTGTTCTAACAATTAACTCTCCTTTGAATTTCGAAACAATTAGAGTTGATCCATCTAGTTTGTGAATAAACTCAATATCGGAATCTATATTTAATGGTTCAAATTCTGGTTGTTCTCCAAGATTTGTAAATTTTTTCCATGAAGCGCTAACTAATTCTCCGCCTTTAGTCCAAACTGAAGAACGAAATATTTTATTTTCATCATTCCATTTAATATCATGTTTAATAGGAAATATTAGTACGCACTCAGTATTTCCAATAACACAATCTCTGATACAAAATTCTTCGGAAGAAGGAAAATTAAACGCCGTCATTATTTTTCAAAAATTTTAATCCTTTGCAATTTTTTTTATACAAACCTTTTTCTTTTAAAATTCTTACTATTAAGAATCTAGATATATTTTGATTAGTTTCTTTCAATAGTATGTTGGAAATTCTAGAAGCTCCAAAATCATTATATAAGTTAACAATTTTATTTTGAATATCATCAGGTACATTTACAATAAACTTGGATTTTCTATTTTTAACTATTTTTAATTTGGTTTCTTCTGATACTTTCCTTGGGCCGTTTTTGGTATAATAAGCGTTGACGCTTTCTCTAATTTTATCTTTCCATTTTATTTCTCGACCCTTCATTTTATCAACCATTTTTTGCCTATATCCTTCTCTTTTCCAAATTTTTTTAAAATTTTCAGATACTTTTTTTCTGTGTTCTGATGTTTTTTGAATTTTATCTAAAGATTCTCTCATTTTTTTACGTATTTTTAATTCATTTGGATGATTACTCAAAGTATCTCCGCCAGTACCGCCTTTCGCTATATTGTAGCCTATTTTTTGATCAGTAGAATTTAATTTTTCTATCCAATATATTTCCTTTTCGTTTAATTCCTCCAATGTGTTTGCATGATCTATAATTTCTTTTATAAAATTATTTTTTCCGTACTTTTTTATTGCTTTATTAAGCAAAATGCCTGACCCAATATATGACTTTTTATCTCGCAATGCTTTTCCGATATATATTTTATTATTAATAACGTTTGTTGTCTTGTAAATTATCATGCACTTATTTACACGATAAATTAAATTATACCATTCTATTTTAAGTTTTAAAATTAAAATAACCTTCTTCTGCTGGAAGACTAACTTTCATTTAATAATATATTTTTAATCTTTTGGGGTTACACGTACGTATTGCCCCATATTTCATTAACATCTAGCAATTTATGCTTACATCCATTAATCTCTTCTGTCCAAGAACTATGAAAGTGACCATATAGATGGAGTTTTGGTTTACACAGTTTAAAAATTTCATCCATTATTGCTCTTTCATTACTAAGATCTCCTATAAGATAAGCATCTTCCAATGCCCAACCATAAACCATTTCGTTAAACTGTTGTGGGAAACACCAAGACGGAGCAGTATGAGTTACGAGAATATCTACTTCTTTGCATTTGTCTCTATCTAATTTGACCGCTTCATCCTCCCAATAGGAAACTCCTTCTTTACGAGAAGTTCTATCAATAGAAACAGCACCTCCGATAAATTGAATTGTTTTACCATCATATTCTGCAACAGTATAATCTTCAAACAATTCAAAATTTTCATAGACAATTCTATTTTTTCCTTCAAAAAAGAATCTATTATCATGGTTTCCAGCAATACCATAAAAGTTTATATTTTTCTCTTTGAACATGTTGCTGAGTTTTTCCGACTGAGAATATTCAGATTCTTTTTTATATTTAAACCCTATACCAAGATCTCCAACAGAAATTATGGTACAATTTTCAATATTCTTATCTTTTATAATTTCAAATAATAATCCCCAAGATCCATGGTGATCTCCTAAAAACAATAATGGCTTATTCTTGTTTAATATTTTCATATTACCATTCATCTCCATTGTCTTCCTCTTGAGATTTTTTCTCTTCTTCTATTTTTTCTTTTAAAATATTTTTTAAACCAACAAGGGCTTCGTCGTAGGAAGCAAATTCTTCTACAATATCGCCTAGAATATAACCCCAATGTTGAACATTATATTTTGGTGATTGACCATAACTCCATTTTGTTTCGATGT